CGCATTCACGCGGTCGCGCACGGCGTGCACGTTGGTCGCGAGGGGCGCGAAGTCCCACATCAGGTTCTGCAGGTCGTTAAACTGCAGATTGATGCGCACCTCGTGGTACTGGAGGGCGATCAGCGGCAGCGCCAGACCAGGGTTGCGGCAGAACCAGAACTGCAGAGGGATATACAGCGTATACTCAGGGGAGCAGCCCAGCAGCTCAGAGGACGCATTGGGCTCGCCGCCCGCGCAGGCGTTGTCGCAGTCCTCACCGCCCTGCACGATCAGATTCGTCAGGTGGGGCACGTTGCCAACCATCTTGGCATAGCCCGCCTGCTTGCCAGGCTCCTGCGTGAGCTCATTCCAGATCTGGAGCCAGTCACCATAGTGCTTGTCGATGCGCTGGCCGCCGATCTGCAGCTCAACCCAGTCGATGAGGTTGTGGCCCACCCAGTTGAGCCAGCGGAACTGGGCACCAGAGCCGTCGGCCGCCTGCAGCTTCACGGACGGCAGCGTCGCCTGGAGGTACATGCGGTAGATCAAGTCACCGTTGCGCTGGATCGTGCAGGTCACCTGGTTACCGAAACGGGGGTTGCCGTTGAACGGGTTCTCGATGGACTCCATCGCGAAGTTCGTGTGGCGACGGTACACCGCCTTGAAGAACGTGATCTGAGGGTTGCCCGTCAGATACACGTCCTGAGCGCCATAAGCTACAAGTTGCATAAGACCACCACCTGTCATTTTATATTCATCTGCCAGAAAAAAAATTTTCAAAACTCGTTCATTTCTGTATTTTATACGAAGTTGTCAAACTTTTTTAAACTTTAAACCAGACCGGGGAGTTCTGTTTTCTTACTCAAAGTTGGAATTTCATATACAATTTTCTGTACTCTTTGATTCTTATGATTTATATTCCGAGATTTCATAGTTATAACCAGCTTTTATAATAGGTAGTGTGTTTCAATTTGTTTTTTAATATAATATGTTATTATATTAAAAATGCGTATTGCTGTTCTTATATATGGTAGATTGAACAATTGTGTGGAACATTACAACAACATAGTAGAAAGTTTGGGAATAGATAATGATATTGATTTTTTTCTTTCCTCTGATAATTCATCCGAATCACAATTAAATGATTTTATACGTTTATATAAACCAATTTTATACAATAACAGCAGTATACATTACGACTACAATTTAAATGTTTATCCAGGTAAACCAGATGAAGTGAATATTCATAATATGACTTGTCATTTTATTAACAAAAATAGAGTGTTTATATTATTAGAAGAACATATAAATAGAAACGATGTTCAATATACGTGTGTTCTTTCACTAAGAGTAGATTGTGTATTTAAAAATAAATTTAACTTTGATTCATTGCATAATAATACTATTTATATTCCTTGCGGGCGGGATTATAGAGGAGGTATGAATGACAATATTGCGTATGGAAATACAGATGTTATGAAAAAATATAATTCTATAAATATCGTTGATTTATTAGAGAAACAGCTTGCTATACCACACCCAGAAATTTTGAATTATGCGAATATTAGTTTTTATAAATTAAATATAATAAGGGTTGATATAGACTATTATATAGATAAATAAAAAACTACCCCTTATATATTTTAGTTAGATCCTGGAATTATCAAATATGTACAAAAAAATAGAGCCGGTCTAAACTTCTTATTTAGAAAGGACTAGATGGCGGAAAAGGGGGTTATTAAAACCAGAACAACTCTGGACAATCTTCATCAAATGCAAATATCACAGCTCCAAAAAGAAAAGGAGAACTCTTCCCTCTTAGACAAGAGCATCAAAACCCTGAATACAAAGATTGAAGAATGTTCCGATGTTGTTATTAAAAATCAATTAGAAGATGAACTAGAACAATTAAAAAGGAAACAAGAAGATTGGAATAAGAATTCTCCCATGTATTCTTATTTCTTTGAAACTGGTGATATATTATATAAATATTATGACCTACAAGAAAAAATTCAGAATGGTGGTTCTTCAGGAATGGGTAAGACCATGAAGGTAAAGCCTGGGAGTGTTCTTGCCGCCTTACAAGAAGGTTCAAGCATCCCTTTCGTAGCAACTCCTAAAGACAAAGTTCAAGAAGAAGGTCGTGAAGTATTATTAGAAAGATATCTTCAAAAGGTCGATCCACAACATGCGAGAATCGTGAATACTACCCACGAAGATCCTTACGGAATATGTGAGAGTTGTGATAAAGAGATGACGTTTAGTATAAACGAAGCTCAGTTTTTCTGTGATGGTTGCGGTCATCAAGAATTTGTTTTGATTGACAGCGACAAGCCGAGTTATAAGGATCCTCCGCGTGAAGTGACATACTATGCTTACAAACGTATAAATCACTTTAATGAATGGTTAGCTCAATTCCAAGCCAAGGAGAGCACAGAGATTCCTGAGGAAGTCTTTGAGGCCATTATGGACGAGTTGAAGAAAGAGCGAATTGTTAACACGGAGTCTATTAAGCCTGCCAAGATTCGTGAGATTCTGAAAAAGCTGAAGCACACGAATTTCTATGAACACGTTCCTTATATTTTGAATCGTATAAATGGAAAGACTGCGCCAGTCATGAGTCGTGAGGTTGAGGAGAAGTTGCGTTTCATGTTCAAGGAGATCCAGAGTAGTTTCGTGAAGCACTGTCCCAAGAATCGCAGTAATTTCTTATCGTATTCTTATGTCTTGTACAAGTTTTGCGAGCTTTTAGAGTTGGATGATTATTTGCAGTGCTTTCCTTTGTTAAAGAATCGTGACAAGTTGTACAATCAGGATAAGATTTGGCAGTTGATTTGCAAGGATCTCAGTTGGGAATTTATTCGTTCTATTTGAAGTAAAATTGACACGCGGCGTGTGTTGGAAAAAAGTCCAAGAACAACATATAGAAAAATGCATCTTACATTAATTCTTGGTCCCATGTTTTCTGGCAAGTCTTCGGCAGCGATTCAGAGAATTCGCAGAGCACAAATTCTTGGCTGGAAGACTCTGAGTATTACGTCAAATATTGACACGCGTTATGACACTTCTGGATGTAAAATCATAACACATGACAAGACGTTTGTTGAGGCTTTGGGTGTAAAGGTGTTAGAGGGGGTTCGTGATGGCGAGGATTATAAGGCAGCTCGCTTGATTGTGATTGAAGAAGCTCAGTTCTTTACCGGTTTGTATGAGTTTGTGGTGGAGGCGGTAGAGACTGATGGGAAGGATGTAATCATCGTAGGTCTGGATGGAGATTCTGATCGTAAACCTTTTGGAGATATTCTGAACCTGCTTCCTTTGGCTGATGATGTCATTCGTTTGAATGCTTTGTGTAAGATGTGTGGTGATGGGACTTCTGCATTATTCACGGCTCTTGTGAATGGTGTGAAGTGTGAGCAAATCTGTGTGGGTGGTTCTGATATGTATCAGCCTGTATGTCGTCGTCATTTCTTGGAAAACGAGCAGAAGAAAAGAATCTGATGTCGTTGAGACCAGAGTCTATTCTTTTTACACAATCTATGTAATTTACGCAGGGAAGCCGACTAAGCGCGCGCCGATACCGAAGCCACCGCCCTGGCGAGCCGTAGTGCCCATCGTTGGGGAGAAGATGTCCAGCACCGCGAAGACTGCCGCAGCCGCGATCGTCACCGTCAGAATCTCATCAGCAGGCAGGCTCTTCCGGGGAATGAATACAAGCGCCAGAGCAACCGCCACACCCTCTACCACATACTTGATGACACGCGTTAATAAATCGCTCAGGTCCATCTTATCTATAGATCTCTCATAGAATTTTTTGGTTGGTCTAAAAGACTTATGAATTAACTTTCAGAAATGAGCAAGCTCCAGGAGGATGAAGATTATCTGACGGAGGATACTGAGATTACGAGTCAGAAGGTAGTGCTACTGAGTTTCTTGAGTCCTGAAAAGATCTTGAACAACAAGGATATTTTTCTGTTCAAGCAGTTCTTGAAGGACTATCCTCTGCAGTGGCGTACTAGCAGATTTGAGGCGTGGTTTGCCGATCAAATCACTCAGATGAACAAGAAGCTTGATAAGATTGCGGGTGATTTGGAATCCCAGAAGACTTCTGTGCCGGATGTTGTGGCCGAAATTCGCCAGGGTGTTTTTCGCGTAGACACTTTTGTGGAAGAGTTTCAGCAGTACACCCGCAAGAATCTTCGTGAGATTTCTGAGTCGTCTTTGCAGGAAGAGTTTGAGACTTTCCTCTTCAAGAACGGGACTGTGTTAGAGGAGGAGTTCTTCAAGCAGAATGAGTTCCGTACAACGATTCGCGGAATCAAGGTACGTGGTGTATTTGCTTCTGAGGCCGAGGCGTCTGTGCGGGCCAAGCGTCTGCAGAAGGCCGATCCCAATTTCAACGTATATCTGGGCGCCGTTGGTAAGTGGATGGCTTGGGAGCCTGATCCGAACAAGATCACGGATTCAGAGTACGCGAATGAGCAGCTCAACACTCTCATGAAGAAGTATCGTGAGAATGAGGACAGTCGCGAAGTGTTTTACAACGAGCAGAAGAAGTCGCGTATTGGAATGGCGAAGACTAAGAATGCCGCGGACGTGGAGCAGAATGAGGCGAAGCTGACGACCAACATGGCTGTGCCGGAATCCGAGGAATCCGAGTCTAAGACAAATTACGATGGTCTTTTCTCTGGGCCTGCTGACTTGGCGATTTCTCGTAAGATGGAGAAGGCTGCAGTTGTAGCTGAGGTGGTAGCTGAGGTCGTAGCTGAGATCAAGGCTGATGTGAAGAAAGAGTAAACGTTTTTTGTATGTGTTAGACAAATATCAAAGGAAATTTTACTTTGATATATGTATTTTTATGAAGATTCTTATACACTTCCAATCGGAACGTTATCAGGATAACGGGTACCGATATTGAAGCACTGCTTATTTTGACCGCAGAACTGTCCTTCGGGGCAAGTTACTCCCTGGCAATCCAGATCACGGAAGTTCGCATATCCAGGGAAATACTGAGGAGCCATTCCTTTGATTATGGGAAGTAGTCCAACCGCGATGAAGATCATCAGAATTCCGTAGAGTGTTATCGTTTTCAGACCGAACATCTTCTTCATTCTCCTTCTGTTATAGTAATTTTAGTTTTCTTCAGGATAAGGGTAGGGCTGCCCATCGGGTAAAAGTATGGCAGGCTCGTTTTCTCTTACAGGCACAGGATCAGTTCTAGCACAGAACCCGTTTATACACTTCAAATGACCGGGACACGGCGTATATACATCACACCGTATAACATCGGGATTCTTAAATCCTTCACTCGCCATCGGCGCACTCAGTATCGTGAGAATTAACCCGAGAACTAAAACAACTCCTAACGCACAGGCAATATCAGTCCAATCTTTTGTTGTTAATGACTTTGCCATCTTCTACCAGATACGATCAAAATCTTAGTAAGCTTTGTTCTTTTGCTTAGGAGCCGCCATTATACTTACGAACTTGAATGACAGGGCCCTTCAACCGTTTTGCCGCCGTAGCATCATATTCATTCGTCTCTTCTCCATCCTTTTCCTTGTAATTAGCCATCGCATGCTGCCAGAACTCTGGAGCGCCAATCCGAAACTCTCCATGCATCTCAGCCTTGTACCAAAAAACTGTATCCTCCAACTTATTCGACTGTGAATTATTGTTCATAACAATACATTCGTAGTTCTGTGTACACTGGTCCATGACTTGGCAGAAAAACTCAAAACTCGGAAAAGCACTTCCAAAATTCTCAAAAATACGTTTGCGATTTGTTACATAGGGTTCACGCAGAATGAAGCAATAATCCACATTCGTGCGCAACATCGGCGGAATACCAAGAGGGTACTGCATAGTAATCAAAAAGAACACCTTCAACCAACGACCGTTCAAGAACAGATAACGAATATTGCGGTCATGCAACCAAGAGTCATCGTACAAGCAATCGTCCATAATCAAGAAACTGCGAGGATCTGTTTTCTGTTGCCCGTAGGCCTCAATCTCTTTCTGAATCTTTGCCATGATCAACTTCTGGCGCTTACAGAAATTGGCAATAATCACGGGGCTGTAGTCGCCGTGAATGAAAAGAGGAGGAATGAGTTTCTTGTAAAACTGATTCGACTCTTCTGTTCCACTTATAACGGTGCCTAAAGGCATTCCTTGATGATGAAATAAGAGATCGCGAACCAAAGTTGACTTGCCAGTACGTCTTCTGCCGATAAAAACACAAACTGCATCCTGCGGAATCATTTTCATATCAAACTTCCGGATACCCACATTCAAAGCTGCGGCATTATCTGTCATTATTGTATTGGGTGTTGGGAAATTTATATCCCAGCATTTACTCATCGTTTATCTGTTGCTGCTACTGCGGCCCTTTGGGCTTGTTGAAAAGATAAATTGCGGGATAGATGGATCCGTGTTTAACTCAGAATATACCTGTTGCTATGCCAATTTGGCGGAAGTATTCGGGTGCTCCCAAGATAAAAGGATACTCCCAAGTATCCTCTCTTACACCCATCCTAGCAAACTTCTTTGGATCCATGCCCGAGTCCGAAGGACAAATACAATCCGATGAATTATTCGGCAAACTTGTAGAATTTGAAGGAAGTGGTCCCTGTGTCGTAGAAGGGGTCAACAAAAAGAAGAAAAACGCTTTTTGCAAAGTAACCCATCTTATAGATCCAATCCGCACCATACAGTCATATTACTTGAATGCCGCCAAAGGAGAAAGAAGAAAACAGTATAAATTGAAGAATTCCATGAACCAGGCCTATGTCGATAGTCTGGCAAACTATTTACTCGGCCAGCTGCGTGAAAGGAATATCTCACCCCATTTTTGTCTTTTTTATGGTTCTTTTCAAGGAGTTGCTCAGAATTATCGCTACAATATCACGAATGAGTTTGATTCGTACAGAAAATACAAGGGATTCTGGGAAAAACGTAAAGAAGGTGTATTTACATTACATATGAACTATAATGACGAAGAAGACGATGAAATAGGAGAAGATCACGATCTTTTACAAACACCCACGAGTACTCTTCGTTCTACGGATTTTTCTTATTCAACACCCAGAACAAATAGAAGTAATCACACAGAACATACTCACATTAGTTTGAATAATGAACCAGTTTCCGCAACTCTTTTTGAATTGGAGAGTGTAAATTCACTCCCTAGTACCGATGATATAGGAGTTGATACTGAAGAAGGTTCTCAGGAGGAGGAGAATTCTGAGGATGGGAGCGAAGGTGAAGATCTTTCTGTGTATATTGAACTAAAAGACTATCCTGTTATGTTAATCTTTCAAGAACATATGGAAGGTGTGTTAGATGATTTGCTGGAAAAGGAGGAGACTCTTGAAGAAGTTTGGACTGCGTGGACATTCCAAGTAATCGCTGCTCTTTGTGTGGCCCAAGGAGTCTTAGGATTCACTCACAACGACTTGCACACGAATAATATCGTCTGGAGAAAGACTGAGAAAGAATATCTCTTTTATAAGACTCGTAATGGCACGGTTTTCCGTGTGCCGACGTATGGAAAGATATTCTCGTTGATTGACTTTGGACGTTCCATTTTTCGTGTGAATGAATCTTGGTTCATTAGCGATGATTATGAAAAAGGAGGGGATGCAGAAGGCCAGTATAACTTTGGACCTCTTGCTGATAAGAATTCACCTCTCATCTATCCCAATCCTTCCTTTGACTTGTGCCGTTATTCTGTAAGTATAATTGAAGCACTTTTTCCAGAGATGCCGATAGAAAATATTGATGGTGCCATTCTCAGTAAAGAAGATTCTTGGATTATTCGCGAAACTGAATCACCTCTATGGAATCTTCTGTGGTCGTGGTTGATTGATGAGAATGGTCGTAATGTCTTATTTGACCAGGATAAGACAGAACGTTTTCCTGATTTTGACTTGTATCAACATATTTCCACACATGTGAAACATGTTGGCAAACCTCAAGATCAAATATTCAAGGAAATCTTTAGCACTTACAAGGTAAATCCGAAAGATGTGGAGAACTCTGAAACCTTATATCCGTTGTTCTGCTGATTAAAAACGAGCAGGACCGATTTGTAATTCAATATCTGATGAGCCAGAAGAAGTGCTAGTACTACTAGCAGCTCCTGTGGCTACTTCCCCTCCTCCTGTCATACTGCCTATAGCAGTCTTACCCATGTTGATCCATGACTGTATAGATTCCGGGAGGAACATATAAATTGTTGCTGTCAAAAAAGCTCCGATACAAAAATCACGGAAAACGGCACGGAGGCGAAAAGGTTCATCTTTATTTTTTGACATCGCTTGTTCAGCGAAACTCATCGACGCAATAACAGTACCGCCAACTCCTATAGCAATCCAAAATCCAGTATTTGATACATCCATTCTAACAACAAATACCTTAATGAACAATTAAAGTAAACGCGCCATTCTCCTAGTCTGCAATATTCTCAGAATCTCCTGCATCCATCGGCATATAATCGCTCGTTATTACAAGTGATTTTAGTTCCTCATCTCCATCTGCATCTTCTTGTTCTTCCTCATCTTCGTCCTTTTTATTCTCAGCCTCCGCAAAAGGAATGTCTTGAATTTCATTCGCTTCCAATAAAGCTGAATCAAACATTTCATGTTGTTGAGAAAAAGTTACAGAAGGCTTCGTGTCAATATAAATCATAGGAGGTTTTCCTTCCTCTGCCTTTTTAACTTCCTCCTCCACAGGCTTTTTTTCTTCTACAACCTTAACTTCCTCAACAGGCTTTACTTCCTCAACAGGCTTTAGTTCCTCAACAGGCTTTACTTCTTCAACAGGCTTTACTTCCTCAGCCAGTTTTACTTCCTCAACAGGCTTTGTTTCTTCTTTTATATCCTTGACTTCCTCAGCCGGCTTTGAAACAGGAGTAGGAGCAGGAGTAGGAGCAGGAGTTTCATCATCATCATCTTCATGCAGGTACTCGCGCAGAATAGACTTTACAGGCAAGAGCCCACGAATCGCCTGTAAGATTGCCTCTTGAATTAGCGTAGACACTACACGAAGACTCTTTTGTTTTTCAATACTGTTTGTATCAGCAAACAAGTAAGCATTCGTCCAAAGACTGCGGGCACAATCGGCCAAAACACGGTGTAAGAAGTGGTCTATCTTAGGAATGGTGATCTGCAACTTCTTTTGCTTCGTCGTCAAACGAATTGCAGAAAGAACTTTGGTGTGAGCAATAAAAACGGCAGTCAAAAGTTCTTCCAAGTAGTCGCACTTACAGTCTTTTTGTATGCGCTCTGTTTCACGTATCACCTTGTCCTGATTCCAATCCGGGATTGCTTGAAGAAGATTCTGGAATTGCCATAAATGTTTTGTCGCACTAGGACTTTCTGTCTTTGCTTGCTCCAAGAGTTCTAGGAAGTAGGTCTCCAAACAAGGCGTTAGAAATACACAGAGTTGCCGAGTATATTCTCCCTTGGCCTCTCCATATACAGAAATCTCAGGTGCATCCATCTTATTCTAGATTTCTTGCGATTGAATAAGTGTTCTATTGAACGCACAACGCCTTCAAATGATATAAATGTGCCCAAGGACTTGAACCTGCTCCTACCGCCTTGAGTGATAAAATAGCCTCTTCCCAAAGCGTAGGGTGTTTCAAGTATTCTTTTAAACAGTCGATTGGTTGCACAGCAGCATGAAAAGATTCTAAACAAGAAGAATTCTCAGGTACTGCAACATTCGCTGAAGTACCGATAATCTGTTTTTGCTTTTCCTTACGGAATGATTGTTTGAAAGAACACTGCTTCCACTCACAACGACTTTGGATTGCAGGGGTAATTCTCTGCGGATCACGACATTCTAGAATACACTGCACCGAAGTACTGACAGTCTCTAAGATTCTTCTTAAGAATGCCTGCGCCTCTGGAGTCAAGTCATCTGCGCCTTCAATCCATACAAAAAGAGGTTCTTGACTACGTACTTGTCTGTGTAGAGTTTCACGCCCTTCTCTCAAAGTTCTATCAGTTCGCGCATTCCAGTGGTATAATTTCTTCTTTTCTTGCTTGACTTGGGATAGAATCCAGGTGGTTTTCCCACAACCTGGTGGTCCATAAATAAGCCATGCCGGTTGAGGCATTCTGTGTCTTGTGTTAGAGGGGTGTTTAGGCTTTTCTTGTTTGAGCCTTGCGACTTTTTCTGCGGCTTTTCCTGCGGCTTTTCCTGCGGCTTCTGCGTTCGTAATTAGGGCGAGAAGGAGGTCTTGAAACGCGTCCTGATCTTGTTGTTTGCGGCTCAATAGGAATAAAGGAAGGTTCATATACTTTTGTATTTTCATACATGTTCGAATTAGGAGAATTTGATCTTGATGAAACAGGAGAAGGAGGTGGGAGAGGAGGAACAGAATAAGATGTACGTGGTGGCTCTGGAAGAGAAGGCGACTGGCTTCTAGACTTGTTTATCTGTAAATATCTTTCTGTCCTTCTACGATTTTCATTCGCAAGTCCACCAGGAACAAAACTGCCATTCTCGCGAATTCCATACGCGTTCATCATACTTACAGGAACTGTTGCCTTTCGGTGATTGAATGTATATATATTATTTTTATTTAATTTTACTTTACTTCTTGGTTGTGCCATACCAGGAACTAAACCATATGCTTGGTAATAGTCCCAGGCATTTTTATTATATCCAGACATTCCAAACAACCCCTCTAACACACTTTTAGAGAATTTACTTGGTCTTTCGGCTTTTACGCCGTTGAGAACGACGAGTCTTTCTTCTGCTTGAGCTTCGCTTACGCTTGCCACCATTCATATTCATTCTTTCTACCACAAATTCTTGAAGTCCACGTGTGATCGAAGAACTTGTAAGATTCTCAACTGACATATTTCCTTGAAACTTTGGATCCATCGTAGCAATCACATTCCCATTCTCAATCGTATACTTTACCGCTAAGATGCCAGAATCTACCACGACTGCTATGAAAGTTTTATCCATCTCAATTTCATCTATGTTGATTTCAGGATCATCAGGATCAATATAACTTGCAAATAAATTATCAATTTCTTTGCGAGTCGTAGGGGTAAGATTGAATTCAAACATCTATTTATTTAGCGGCTTTTATTTCTTGAGCAAGTCTTTCATCGTGTTCGGCGTTTTTATGTAAACTCTGCATCAACGGATTGTTCTCAGTCTGTGAGATGATTTCACGCTGGTTGCGCTCATTCGACACGTCAAGCTTGAGAGGGGCTCTGTACTTCACGCGGCCAATATCAGCAGCACCAGGTCCTAAGTCTAGAGAACGATTCACAGACAGAGCGCGGTCGTTGATGATGTCGGTATCAAGCTTGCGATATGTTACATTAGGTTCATCGCCATGGAAGAGCTGGATATTGCCACCACCCAGAGCAGGACGCTTGGCAATCTGCTGCTTGCTAGGATTGAGACGCATATTGTAGGCAGATGTGTGGCTCATGAAACGCTCAGCCGCCGCCTTCGGGCCACCTGTGTAGTATGACTTTGCGGAGATCTGTGCCTTTTGTGTGGGACGAGCAATATCGTTGGGATCGTACACGGTGATACGCTCGGGTCCGTCGGCAGGCGCGGCAACACCAAAACGGTCCAACTGGATTGTTCCTTCCTTGACCGTGGTTCTCGCAATATCATTCGGATCCCAGACTGTGATAGAAGGCGCACCAGCCGCATAGCCAGTCGCCGTGCCAGATTGACGAATGTTACCAATCGTTTCACCACGACGAGTTGGACGAGACTCGTCCTCAAAATGCGTGGTAACAGCACCAGCTTCAGCCGGCGACAAGTTCAAACCTTGCGCACGACCTTCCGTGAAATAACGCTCATTCGGACGAATCTCATAGCTTGACTTGCCATAGTCATCCTTTGTTCCCTGCTTCATGTATGTGCTTCCATCCGCATTACGGTATCCAGCACCACCGTACTGCTGGTGCATGGGTGTGCGATAGCTTCCCACCACGTAGTTCATACCAGCCTCTTGAGCCGCACCAGGTCCCGTGTATTCCACACTCGTCTCAGGGCGTGTTGTTTTCGGCATTACTTGAATAGGACGCACGGCTTCTTTCTGGAATGCGTCTTGACCGCCAGGACCAAAGCGCTTGCCATCATCGTCAATATAGAATGTATCAGGGCGATACTTACGAACCTCTCCAGGATCTTCCATCGCCTTTCCAATAAACTGCTGGCCTGGCACGACGGGTTTGTCGTAGGTCAACTTGGGCTTATCTGCTACACGTAGATCATCTGTACGAGGCAACATCTTCATCATTAACTCATTCACCTCAAACTGCTGGAATCCACCCTTGCCCGTAGCACTAAATCCTTCTCCCACACCTGGAGCGATTCTTACAGGTTCAAAGGGCCGCTCTCCATTACGAACTCTGGGATCGTTGATACGACCCTGTAAGAATTCTGAAGCATCCTCCAAACCATACACATTACCAAAAGGCTGCTGCGTATTGTCAAACATTTGCTCCACTTCTTGCTTACGTATATCTGTAGAACCAGCACCTGTATACCTATCCAAACGACTCGTGTTTGTATCGGGCGCCACGTTCTGACGCACACGACTGCCAAAGAAAGGCTGCATATTGTTGTGGACAAACTCGGAAGTTTTCATGACCTCGCCCGTGAGCTGGCTTGTAATGAATTCGCCATCAATATAAGTAGGATTTGCTTCAATCCCAGCAGGGTTCATCATGACATCAGGAGTAGCACTCGCGATCGGCACGGGAATCGCAAAAGAGGCAGAGCCTGTGTCGGCTCCAGTAACAGAGGGATGGTAGATGCTTAGACGTCCAGAGGATCCAACACCTCCACCTCCGCCGGATAGATATGAGGGTACAGATGACGGATAAGGTTCAGAAGGAGGAACTTGATTTCCCATTAAGTCGTTGTAGCGAAGATCCAGTTCGGGATTCGGTCTGTTATAACTTGTTTGGACTGTATTCACAGGTCTCGCATTCTGTCCCACAGGATTAGCGAATCCTTCTTTCTTTTCAGCTACAGTTCTTATAATAGGCTTTGGAGTGGGTGCTGTCTGTTGTGCTAATATATAGCCAGCACCACCTAGAAGTGCTAGAGCTGCCAATTCCATACTACTACATGTAAATGCAAAAGAGTTGTAAATATACTTATTTTCAACTCTTCTGGAGATCTAGCCATTACTTTATTCTCGCCATGATTTCCTTTGTATATGTACCCTTAGGCACATCGTGTGTTCTGAATCTATACTTGTCAATATCGCGTGTAGGAATGAAGTGATCAAACGGAGTTTCAAAGGTAGCCTGCGGATCGTGAAAGAGGGGGTGCCATCTGTTCCATCCTGTTGTGCGCAGAGTACAAGGAGGATTGGATATACGATTGAAGTTCATGGGAAAGTCCTCATCGGGCCCATTTGCATACCCTGCTTTATTGATTTCATTCGTTTCAGGATTGTAAAGAAGCTTATCTTCACGCCATCTCGTGGGAGGCCGACCTATTCCTTTCAAGTCAGATTCCACTTCTGTGCGCCACTTCCCTTTTACCCAGCCAGCCCCAGAATCTTGTAAACGGAGTGTCGCATTAAAAGGGAATGTGTCAGGACAGTTTCGATACGGAACAAAGGCATAGCGACCCGCATATGTAGAAATTCTTTGATCGTCTGCTTGGTGAACATCATCCCATTTTGAACTTGTCAGATTTGCTTGTTTTACTGGAATGGTACACATTCTCCTCTGATCTACGCATAGTTCTAATATTTTTCAGGACGGAGGCATGTTTCAATCGTCAATCCCTGAGGCCCAAGAGTTGCCGGATATGACCACATCTGATCTTTCTTCAACTCCTTCGTTACGACGGGCACAAATGTCATTCCCTTTGTGTTTATACGAACAAATCCCTGGACATTATGAGGCAGCGACGAGTGCTCACGAGAAGGACAGTAGGTCAGAGGGCGCGTAGTTCCACGTAAGTCAGACTCTGTATCCACCTGGGTCATACGATTCTTATACGGGACTTCGTTTCCACCCACAACACCCAACATATGCTGTGCAGGATTCGGGTGTTCCCCATAACTCTTCATAAGTTGATACGTCTGCGGATTTTCTTCTCTTTCCCAAGGATGATCACGAATCGGCGGAGCTTCCTGTTCCATATTCTGGCTTTACAAGGGAGAAAAAACTCAATCAGCAGTTCACGTCGCGTAAATATTGTCTGCTCGGGATTCCACCACGGATCCAGCCATTCGCCGCCACTTCCGTGACCAAGTGCTCAGGCTTCTGAATGTTCTCACGCACCGTCTTGATCAAAGGCTCAAATACACCATCAAAACCCTTCTCCGTGATCGTGCCACACTCCTTTCCTTGACGTACCTGCTCCGAATAAATCAACATAGACTCCACATCGGGATTTCCACGACCTGTGCCCATATAAGGAACAGACAAGAACGGACGAGCCTGATTACGAATCAAGCAACGGTTATTCTTAAACTCGGGCTGATTCTTCAACACGGATTCTGCATCAATACTGGCGTTGTTCGCACCAAAACCCTCCTGAGGATAAATCAATAAGTTCTGAGCCGCAATAGGATTCACTTGTTTCGCATCAGGTACTAGGTTTGTTACAGCATAACGACCGGGTCCAACACTCTGCGAATAGTATTGAGATATTCCACAGGCATCATCGCGTGTGTGTGTTAAACGATTGATATCCATCCTTTCCTTCTAACACAGAAACAAAACTTTTAATATATGTTTAAATAAGAATTAAGAATGGCACATAAAAGAAACAAATCCCTGGCTAATAAACTATGTTCTTGTATTAAAAAGGTGCGTAAAACAATAAAACTTCGTAAAGGCTCGGCAAAAGGTGTAAGAGGAAGAGAGCAAGCTGCTATCGGTATATGTGTGCGTTCTGTATTACAAACCCGGGGAAAGACATTAAAAAAGTTTTCATGTCTAAAACGCCCCACACTTGTCACACAATCAATTGTTTAAAGAAGGTAAAGGAGATCCATTCGTACCGCCATAGCAAGCCTCAGGATTTCCTTCCTTACATGTCTTGCCAGGAATCATGTACAACCAATTCTGGTAGCTTCCCTGGTCGTTCGGAATGGTTGTAGAAGGTTGTGTAATAAACTGCCTCTGACTCTGCGATTTTCCAAATACGTCGGTAGGATCGCTGTAAAACTGCACTCTGAAGAAGTCATCTAAAGCAATCTTTGCCTCCGCCGTATTTATGTCAGGAGCAGCAGGTCGCGTCGGAGTATATTCGTATTCATTAATCAAAATATTGTTGAACGGATTTGGAGGATTTCCAGGTACGCCCGTTTGATTGAAACCATTCTTCGGTTGCATCGTAACAAATCCCTCTTGCATTATGGATGTGGGTGGCTGGACGAGCGCCTGCTGTAGCAACTTATCAGGATCTTCACTATCCTCATGCACGTTCTCAGAACCCACAAACTGCATACGGAATGATTCGACTTCGTGTAACTTCTTGAACGTTGGGACCAACGAGAAGGTGGCTGCAGCAATCGCAAAGAAAACTAAGTTTGTTACATGAGTAATATGAGTTGCTATCAATCCAAATAAAATACTCACGATGTACACGAGTATTATAAAGTTTGTATACTCGCTTACACAACCAGCATCTTTCCCAAAACTAAACAAATAAGTCGGGTTCTCCCAAACATACGGATCACAGAATTGAATCCCCCTTTTCTTTTGTTTTGTGGCGGACATCTCCCCTCTGACATGACTCTCGTTTTCTAGTCTTTGCTTTTGCCTTGGCCCTTACCAGCCGCCTTAGCACGCTTCTCTTCCAGCTTCTTACGTAAGCGCGCTCTCGCTACAGAAAGACGATTCTCATTATCACGCCCAGCAGCTTGCGCCGCCTCCTTGTTCTCAAATCCAAAGGTCTGACGGAAAGCCTCCATCAACTCCACAAATCTAGGATTCTCACTAAACACCTTCATCAACTCTTCCGCCTCCGCAACAAGCTCCTGTGGACGTATAGCACCGGACTGAATCTTCAGCGCAATTTTCTTACCTAACTTCTGCACCGTATTCTGGAAACCAGCAGGATTCTTCGCAAACACCTCCATGATAATATTCAACGCCTTCGTAGGATCATTCCCTGCAGCCTTCATGGTCTCTGCATCAATACCAAAATCCTCCACCTTCAACTCCTTCACAATCTCCTCCGCCAACTTCGCAATCTGACCCTTCATAAACCGCTCAGGAATCTCGGGAATTCCACCTGCAAATCCAGCAAATCCTGCAGCTGCTCCGCCAACACCTGCTGCCCCGCCTGCAGCACCACCAAACAAACCCGCAAACTTGCCCGCCAAATCATCAAAGTCCATAGAATCCATCTTCGTCTTCATTTCCTCCATCATCTTCTTCATCCATGTGGTGTCCCAACCATTCTTTGCACCCTCATCCTTGGTCCCTGTCTCAATCAAATACGTGAATGATAACAAAGTCAAGTGCTCCTGAATCGCTTTTCTGGATTTCTCAGAAAGATCAATCCAAACCTGCAAAGGCATCGCAACACCGGGCAATACAAAAGCAGGCCCCACTTTCGCATCACGCTTAGGAGAACAATAAGGAAGTACCTGAATCTTAAATTGCTCCTTCCGCTCGTCAGATGATAAAGCCAACGCCCTCTCGATGTCGCCTGTTAACTCGGGACAAGCACCCAGCAAATCACGAGCAAAGTCGGAATATTTCGTATGAAATAAGTCGGCCGATGCCATTCTATCAGATATAACTAAGAAGCTTGGTATTCTTTTACGCCCCCCTCGCTTCCCCTTCAGCGCCTTACCATCTCCGATAAAAGTACTAAAGCCTTCAAATGCTTCCAAATAGCACTACGACTTCCATCAGACATCTCAGGCCAGTGCTTCTGAAAAATCATCAAAGCAGATAACATATCATTATACGAAGTGCTAATTACCTGTGTAGCATAAGCAATCAGCTTTTCACCATTCTCATTCATGATATCCTCACGAAGAGGCTTACCCACATTCTCAACAAACATATCCAGAATCAAGCGAGGATTGATCTTCTTAGCACCCTGCAGCGCCTCCAACGCCATCTTGATATCACGCTCCTCAGGATATGAAGCACACAAGTCCTCAAAGAAACCAATCAGCTTGTCGTTAAAAAGGCCAAGAGTTGACGGGGATTTTGACATTCTTTTACCTATTGTATAAAAACTCAAGTAGTCTTTAGATTTGTTTTATTGTCTTGCAGGACCCTTCGGAACTCCAGATTCTCTTTGTTGTTTGTACATATCCAATTGCTGATCAAACATCATTTCCTTCTTAGTCCGACCCGCCTGTGTTTGTAAAGTCTGGCCAAGATTCTGGCCCGTCTTGTCCCCAGGACTTGCACCACCATTCAAAAAACTAAAGGTTCCTGGAATCGTTTCTCCTCCATTTCCCCCCGTTGACGTATCAGAATCAAGAAAACTATAGCCAGCGTTGGCAAAACCCTTCATCTCATTCCCAATATACGATGCCGGTTCACCATTCACGACAGCCGCTGCCGTAGATGCAACCGCCGGTTTTTTCGGAGCTTCTCTCATCTTACGCTCATATAACCAATTCATAACCTCTGTATCCGTCTTTATCGGATCCTTTTCGCCATCAATCACCAACGTAGGAACCTGCTTTAACCACTTGGGCAAAGAAGGACGATTCGGACCAGGATCCACACATATGAATTGAAACTCTGGAACCCAAGAAGTCTTTGCGAGTTCTTCAATAAACACCTTGGACCACTTGTCGCCGTTGCTGTAAAAACATATATTCTTCTTTCCACCGTGGTTCATCCTCCTTCTGAAATCAGATACGAAGCGCAGAAGAATCTAAGAAGCGCACCTTTCACCTTTGACATAAGGTCTAAAATTGAAAAGCCGGGGAGCAGATAGATATAGTCCCCAGATGGATTCCTCACCATTCACGAACTTGAAGCGTGTGAATAAGAGAACACTCGCATTCCAACTAACACCGACTATCTTCACCTACGCAAATGCTCTACGTCGCGCTGTTCAAACGGAAGTGTCTGTACTCGGATTTCGCGCCGATATGGGAGAAGCAGGTGATACAACCGACGTAAAAATATTCAAGAACAGCACTCCCATGTCAAATGAAATGCTAGCAGATCGTATCGGTCTGCTACCCATCGCTATGCCCGAAGGGCAGCAAGGATGGAACAAAGACTCTGTTCTATTTCGTTTGAAGGTTGTGAATGATACAGATGAAGTTCGCATCGTAACAGCATCTGATTTCGAATGTATGGAGCTTACAACTGACGGGTCAGAGCGGATAAGAGTCCCAAATACAAAGTTCTTTCATCCCGATCCAATCACGGGAGATACCTGTATTCTGGCACTTCTCAAACCCATGGTGGAAGGACAGGAACCCGAAGAAATTCATCTAGAAGCCTACGCAACTCTCGGCAAGGGCCGCGAACATGCACGATTCAATCCCACATCCCAGTGTGCATACATGTATACACGTGATGAAGACCCTGCGCGCATCAAGCAGCTTTGGGTTACCTGGCTGAAAGATCAAAAGAAAGTGGATCCTGGTGATCTTGAAAAAGACGATGAACGTCGCGGCGAGTTAGAAAGAGAGTTTCGTAGTCTGGAAATCTACCGTTGCTACAAAGTGGATGAAGAAGGTGAACCGTATAGCTTTGACTTTACCGTGGAAAGCCTCGGTACCATGGAAGTTCAAGCAATTGTCTATCAAGCCCTCATCGCTCTTGCACAAATGGCCGAAAAGTACGCGACAATTGATCGTGGCGATTTGCCCAATAACGTGGAAATTCGTGAAACACGTATTCGTGTTGAAAAACCCGAGGGCGAAGAAGATTCAGAAGAAACAAAAACTCTGGAAATTCGCCCCACAGAATCCCTCATGAAAGGATTCGATTTCTATTTCCAAGGCGAAGATCACACTCTTGGAATCGTACTTGAAACATGGATCGATTCCAATAAGATTGTGCCCATGGGTTCAGGTGGCGCATACTTCGCATCACACAAAGTCCCCCATCCTCTTCGTGATGAACTCCTTCTCCGAATTGGCCTTGATGATGAAAAAGAAGAATCCGCACGCCTACTTATTGCAGAAGCCGCAAAGGCATGTGCACAAATGTTCCGTTCTTGGGCACAAGCCTGGATTGCCGCAACAGAAAATGTCGGCGTAATGACAAGCACCAGCAGCGAAGCGCCCAAGACTCCTTGGGAAGCTCACGCAAACGTAAAGGGGAAGGCCAAAGCTAAAACAACAACTTCTAAAAAATAAGTAAGTATAGTAAAGGAATGAAACAAGCAGATGGGACAAATTATTTAATTATTTTCATCTGTTTTTTTGCTATTGTTGCCACGCTATTATATACTATATACGATCAAGTGATTCATGAAAGAATGCGAGAAAACTTAATGAAGATCGCTGAATTCTATTATAGTCTCAAGAGTGTAACTCAATATCTTGATGATAAATACGTGGCCAAACCGGTTTTACCACAAGATGAAAAGACTGTAACATGGTTAATCCATATGTACCCCCCTAGCCATAATGCTGGTGCAGAATGGATGGCACACGCCATAAATCGCTTTCTCGTTCATCAAGAAGGTTGGAAAGCGAATGTTGTCTTAAATGCCACACCAGCCCACGATTTTGAAAGAATCACCGTGATTGATAAGAATCATAAACAACGTGTATCTACCGCTGTACAACATTCTGCTGTTTTACTCAGTCATTTAGATAATGAACCCCAAGCTTTGAAAACCGCCATGGTGGCAAAACGTCCCTTTGTCTGTGTCTTACACAACAACTATCGTAAGAAATTCTTGGAATACTACGTCAAAGTAAATCCTAGAAATATCTATTTTATCCACAATAGCCACTGGATAAAAGAATACTACTCCTCCTTCAATATTCCTTCCATCGTTGTCTATCCTCCCGTATACTGGAAAGAATACGAAACTAAAACAACTCGTGAATATGTCACTCTCATTAATTTGAATTCAAACAAAGGCGGCGAAGTCTTGATTCAAATAGCAAAACAAATGCCAGGAATCTCCTTCATGGGTGTAAAAGGAGGGTATAATAATCAAATCACAGATAATACGGTAGAAAACATAAAATACGTGGAGAATACTCCGTATATCAAGTCTATTTACGCAAAGACTGATATCTTACTTGTACCTTCCATGGAAGAATCTTGGGGTCGCGTGGCTGTTGAAGCCATGTCCTCAGGAATTCCTGTGATTTCTCATCCTACCCCAGGACTTTTAGAAAGCTGCGGAAGTGCAGGAATTTTCTGTAATCGTGATGATATTCACGCATGGGTCCGTGAAATCAAACTTCTAAAAACAGACGCAGCCTATTACAAGACTAAGTCTAATTTATGTAAAGCCAGAGCTCGTGAATTAGATCCTGAACCTCAACTCAAAGCGTTTGCCACTTGGATCAAATCTTTAAAATGGCAAGAGTAATATCATTAATCCACTTCCTCAATCTTGGGGCCTTTTGGCCCAGAAGCCTCTGCCTCAGTCGGCTTGAATTCCTGTGCGGCATCCTGGTACAGCTTCATCATCGTAGGACGAATCTTATCCTCCACAGACTTGTGATAGTCCGTGTAGGCCTCCTTCTCATCCTCAGGATGCGCCTCCAGCCAAGCAATCCCCTCTTGCACAATCCCCAGGGCAACGCCAGCCTCTTCACCCAGCTTCTCCTTCACCTTATCCTCCTTCAAAGAGTTGCGCGCATTATACAAATAAGACTCTAGCTGATTCTTCGCCTCTACACGCTCAAAACGCGCCTTATCCTCCGCCTCATGCTTCGCTGCCTCCTCCACCAGACGATCCACCTCCTCACGACTCAGACGACCCTTGTCGTTCGTAATCGTAATCTTATTCGACTTGCCAGTAGACTTCTCAGCCGCCGACACATTCAGAAT